ACATGACCGTTTACTGCAGTTACATCTGGTCGTTCAACACGCCAAATCTTTCCATTTAATTGTTTGATTGCTACGGCTTCATTTATAAATCTAACGTCTGTGATTACGTACTTTGCATAAATGTCTCTTGAAAACTTTCTAAAAGCAGCACGTATCCAAACTTCTTGGTCAATGTTTACACGAGCAGAATATCCTAATACTTGTAAATAATGACGAACTTCTGGGCGTTGTTTGGCTAAATCCCACCCGTATTCGTCTACTAATTCTTTTAGTCGAACATCGTGGACTATTGGATTCATGGCTAAAAGAATTTCTCTAATTGGGTCAGCAAAAGCAACTCGTTCAAATCTATGTTCTTTTACAAGATGTTCAGCAACCGTATCTTTTCCTGAACTTGCATATCCAGAAAGACCAATAATTACCATGACATTTTGTCCTTTCTGATTGCTCTAACGTCTGAAGACCTACGGGTTATCTCACGAGATACTAAAGCGGTGTCTCGTTCTAAGTTGTAAAACATCACCTCAATCATCTTTCGATACGCATAGATGTTGTCCAAGTTATCTGCCAATTTCATAACTGTAGGGTCACTAGCAACGGCTGCTTTTAAAGCAGCAACTTTGTCATTCTTTGTTATTTCACGAGACACCATTAGTTTGGCTGATGTCATGTCTAATGCTTTTTCCGCTGCTCTTTCATCAATTTGTGCTGCAGATAACTGTGTAGCAACATAGTTTGACCAAGCAGTCAATCTGCTAAATAACAGACTTAGTTCTTCACTATCCAATTCAGTCAAATCTCTTGGCATTAACGGGTAGTCGTCTTGCTGTTGAGCAATTGCAAACCCTTGTTCTAGTAGTTCATTTATGGCCTTTTGCGAAGCCTCGCCTAACTTAAGTGTCATTTTATTCTCCAAACTGTAGGCAGGACTTGCATCCTACTTCTGTAATGTTACAAGCAATAGGGGTGTTTGTAGCAACCGCTTCTACGACTTGTTGGGCTTTTTTAAATATAGGCTCAACTATTTCATAGTCTGCTTTTACTGAAAACTCTCTGTAATCTTGGTCAGCCTTTAGTTCATAAAGAAACACGATTTCTTCAACTGGATTACCCATTCGCTTTGTTAGTTCTAGGTAAACCTGACCTTGTAGCAAGTGAGTTCTAAAAGGACGACGAATACTTCGCCATGCTTTTGTCATATCTCCATCGGCTTTTGCAAGCAGTTCAGGTGCTTCAAAACGAAGGGTTCCTGACCCAATTGATTTAATTTCAATCAAACAGTCGTTTCCAATTCCTTTTACCCAACCGTCAGAATGTCCTGCAATTTTTAACTCAGGGTCAACTAACGTCACTTCGGCATATCGCAAGAAGTGACCATACGCACTGCAAGATTTACACATTTTTGGAGAAGTATCGTAGAACTGTGCTCCACACACTAAACAATTCCAAGCACCGTAAAGCACACCCATTTCTCTAAACCAGTTTTGCCATTTGGAATGAATGAAATGGCCTTCATCAAAGATTGATTGAAGTCTGAGATTTGGTTTGTCTTTCTTTACTGTAACTCCCGTTAAAGCAAAGTAAGCGGCTCTTAGACACCAATCAGCCTTAACCATTTCTGATGGGTGCAGCACGTCAGTACGACGGTCCTCAGCAGGTTTAGCCAATAAATGTCTTTCAACATCTCCTACCAAGCGAGGGTCGCTCTTCTTTGCATCTAAGAACTTCTTCAAATCACCAGCCATTACTCAACCTCGTCTAATCCCATTACGTATTCTTCTAGTGTCATTCGTTTTTTGTAATTCTTTTTCCATTTACGGAACAAAGCGTTACGTTCTCTGTGCGACATTCCTCCCCAAATTCCATGGGGCTCATCTCGCTCTAGTGCATCCCAAAGGCATTGTAGTCTGACGGGACACGGGTTCTTTCCGTTTTCGCCAAAACAGTATGACTTGGCTTCAGCAGCGATTGTTTTGTACAGTTCTTTATCACGTGGAGGATAGAAGGTGTCAGTGTCAACTCCTTTGCACCGAGCCTTGTACCTCCAGGCGTGTTGTGGTTCATCCATTTACGATTCCTTATCAAGAGTCTCTCTCATTTCCAGGTAATCGTCTTCAAGGAGAATCACGTAATTCTCCCCATCTAGATGGATGCCTAATATCGGGATACGGCTATCTAGTATTGCCTCTCTCGTAATCTTCTTTAGAACTTCTGATTTAATTGTGACCTGTTTTTTACCAGTCCACTTGTGTTCAATCAGTAGTTCTTTAGAACGTACGTCACCCTTTCGGGACCAAAAGGCTCCAGAAGCAGCAGTACGAGAACCGCCTATACGTTTTGCTAAACGGTTTTCGTGCATACGAGATTGCTTCTGACCTTCAGATTTCATTTTTTCTTCTTTGTAGTTAAGTAGGGGGTTTCTCTGTCTATTGCTACCAATGTTAACGCTACATGTTCGGCTGCTAATTGAACAGCAACCATAAGGTCTTCAGGATGAGCCTTTTTAGTTGCATCTTTTCCAGCAAACATAGAAGTGTTATTGCCGTTAGTAACAACGAAATTAAGTATGGCTAGGTATTCCTCCATAGTTACATACCAATTACAACGGTTATCTTCCAAGGTCAACTACCTTCTTTGCCAATTCTTCCTTTAAGTCTACTTCTTCACGGATAGACGAAATTACAGATTCTGTTCCCTGCCATTTACGTTCTCCATAGTAGTACCAACCGCCTTTACGTTCAATGATTTCGTGAAGGACAGACATAGCAGCGATTTCTTTAGCAAAATCGTACTCGCCAGGATTGCACTCCCCTCCAGGAGCAAAGTAGAAATCAAAGTAGGCTACTCGTTGAGGGGGAGCAGTCTTGTTCTTTAATGTTCGTACTTTTATGGTCTGTCCAACACGAATTTTGTTTGTTCCTGAACCTGTCTCAATCCATTCATCACGACGGATTTCACAGCGGGTAAAGAACGCATAGTTCTTACCTTCTCCTCCAGGAGTAGTTCTAGGGTCTCCGTGCATTACGCCAATTTTCATTCGGTATTGGTTAATAATGATGCCGAGAACTGCTCGTTCATCTTCAACCAAACTTCTTTTCATGGCTGCACCAACAACTCTAAAAAACTTATTAGTAAGCATGGCTCCACGACCAACAGTTAGTTCGTCCATGTTCTTTGCCATTTCAGGAGATGGAGACAACGCTGGTAAAGAGTCAATTACGATGGCATCTACAGACTTAGATTCAGCAAAAGCAATTACAGAGTCGTAGGCTTCTTCCATAACATTTGTTTCAATAACGATTACACGGTCTGGGTCAACACCACACATTTCAGCGTATTCTGGAACCCACTGTTCTGCTGCTACCCATACAGTTGTGAAGTTTGGGTTTAATGCTTGGTTTGCAGCAATTGTTTTTAATGCAACCGCTGTTTTACCGTGTGAAGATTCACCAATAAGTTCGTTCCATTGATTTCCTGGAAAACCTCCACCAAGCACAAAGTCAAGAGTGGTAGACCCGCTTGTAATTCTAGGGATAATGTCACTGCGAATATCAGCAGCACGAACAACTACGTTATCTCCAAATCGTTTGTTGAGTTGAGCAACAACTTTTAATGCTTCGTCATTCATTGTCATCATCCGTCTATTCTCCCAATAATTCCTTGGGGGTTCCAATTGCTTTGAGTGTCGTTGCCACGTGCAGATTTTGCAGTGCCTTCAACTTTTGCTCCTGTTAATGAGCCAAACTTACTACCAGACTGTGACAATGGATAGCCACAGTCGTAACATCTTGGAGCCGTGTTAGACACAGCCATGTAGTTACTACTATTGCAGTCTGGGCAAGATTGATTCTGTTGTGCACTACCAATACGTAAATTTGGTTGTGGTTGAGGAGGAGTGTATGGAGTCATTGGTCGTTGAGACGGAGGCATTGGGGGAGACACGTCTTGTCTAGGCATTGGGGTTTGACCTTGTAACTTCTTTGCCCACCAATCAGCATTACTCATAGTTTTGGCCTCCTTGGTCCAACTGATATCAAATGTAAATCAACCATTTGAGATAGGTTTCCTACTACTGCAGCAATAGTTAGTTCTTGGTTTGTTGCTGCAAAATGGTCCCAAAATTCGTCTGGAAGTTCTTTTGCTGCATCACCCATCTTAGTTCTCTGTAGTTCAGTAGTTGCTTTCGCAATCGAATAAGTTTGTGCAAAAATTAACGGAAATAAATGAGCGATTTTCTCGACTCGTTCGTCACTGGCTCGTTGCTCCATTTCAGCAACCTCATCGCTTACATATGTTGTTCCAGCAATAACTCCAAGTGCAAATGCGTCTTTTAATTGAGAGTCTAAAAATAACGCCCTAATGCGATACATAATCTCAGCAACAAGAGCGTCTTCATCAAACTTATACTTCTTCTTTTTAAACCATTTCATTTGGCTTCTCCCCACTTTTGTACAACGTGGGTATCCGCAATCAATGGAACAACCATGTCAGGCAATTTAACCCCTTCCATTGATTCTCGAATTGCTGCTGCAACCTCATCAGCAAGGCTGTCAGGAGTAATTGTCACTAACTCATCGTGCACTGTCAATAGCACATTGACTTCTGGTTCTTCTGTAAAACAAGAATGTGCTCTAACCATAGCCAATTTTATCAGGTCAGCAGCAGACCCTTGAATAACCGTGTTAAACGCTTGTCGTTCAGCACGGGACTTTGGTCCAAGGTCATTGCTTAACAACTCTGGAATGTACCTACGTCTTCCTAGTACTGTTGATACATATGGCATAGGACGCTGTTGTTTTGCCATTCTAATAACTCTGTTTCTGTAATTATTGATGTTTGGGAACTTAGCGTTAAACAAATCCATTAACTGGTGAGACTCTTTTACAGTACACCCAATTTGGTCTGCAATTTTTTCTGGACCTACACCGTAAGCAATAGCCAATACCAACACTTTTCCAGCACGACGGTCTACGCCCATTCTGTCACCAATCGTGGTGTAAATATCCCCACCATCCATATAGTTTTTAACGAACGCTGGGTCTTGAGAAAAAGAAGCAATAATGCGTGGCTCAATTTGAGAGTAATCAGCAACTACTAACTTGTATCCAGGTGGAGCAATAAACAGGTTTCTAATTAACTTGCCGTACTCTCCTTGTGACGGAATATTTTGCAAGTTAGGCTCGCTGCTAGAGAAACGCCCTGTTTCTGCACCATGAGATTTAAAGTTGGTGTGGACTTTGCCATTGACTAACAAACTGTTTCGAGATTGAGTCTTTGATTTACCTTTGGTAGTTCTAGTTACGTCTCCGCCTGTATACGGAGTTACATAAGTAGTCATAATCTTGTTCAAATCTTGGTATCGCATAATTTCAGCGACTAACGGGTCTTTTTCTCTGTAGTACTCCAGTGCTTCAGAACTTACAGAGTAATGTTGATAACTTACTTCTTCCCCGTTTTTAACTGCCTCAAATCCCTTAGGTGTTAAAGCAATCTTAATGGTCTTATTAGGTCTAATACCACGACCACCTTCGCTTTTCGGTGTGAACAAAATCTTTTGCTTTTCTTGAATGGAATTCATATGAAACTCACGACCAGCAAGTTTGTACGCTTCTGCTGTTACTTTTACTAAGTCTTTTTCAATTTGAATTCTTAATTTATCAAGTTCTTCAATATCAATGTGAGCACCTGCTAATTCCATATCAGCAAGAACAAGCATTAAATCCATCTCTAACTTCCAAACGGTTGTTAGGTTGTAATCTTTAAGTTTTGGTTCATAAATCTCGTACAACTGCCAAGTTGTTTCCGCATCTATGGCTGCATACTTTGCAACATCTTGAAAACTATGCTTTTCAACAGCGTGTCCAATACCTTTAACAACGTCTTTGTCTAACTCACGTTTAGCACAATCTGCTAAACCTAAACCGTTTTTAGTTCTGTTGTTTAAAATAAAAGAAGCAATCATTGTGTCAAAATAAGGTTTAGTAGGAACTTTCCCTCTGTAGTATTTTGCTACGGCTTTTAAATCAAATTTAATATTGTGACCAACTTTTACTTTGTCACTAAACATTAAAGGTTTGAGTGCTTTAAATACATCTCCTGGCAATAATTGAACTGGTGCTTCTGAAAAAACAGGGACCCATAAGTCTTGACGTTTTGTATAGTCTTGTTCTCTTAGTTCTTTGCCCTCATCTAAACGTTTCTGTCCAGAAGCCAGTAAAGGTTTATCCCATTTAAGAAAGTCACCGTTTGGATGTCCCATCGGGATTACGTCTACACGTCCAGAAGTTGCAAATGCAATCCAAGTAACTTCGTTTAGTAACGGATGTAATCGAGAAAAATCGTCTGCTCCGACTGTTTCAACGTCAAATGCAAAAGCAGGTACGTCTGCATAAGCAGAAACCATTTCTTCTAATTGCTCTTTAGTCGTAATTATGTTCATGTTGCTCCTCAAAGTTAGGTGCAAGGGGCTTGGAGAAAGAGAGTAAACCAAGCCCCTTGCTAGGAAGGGACGGTCGTAGGAAGGGGGTTATGCGACCGAACGAGCAACTTCTAGCAACTCAGGGCGAGGAGTATCCCAAATTGCTTCAGGACCAAATGGTTCTGCAGATGCTACGAGTTCCTCAACCTGGGTAGGGTCAAGGTCCCAATCTTCTACAAGGTCTGTAGAACGAACACGCTCTAGTGAGTATGTTGTTTGTGGACCTGTACCTGTGCGTGAAACTGAATAGTAAAACTTATTCAATGGACCACGCTTTGGGTCTTCATGGGCTGCTTTGATTTGACGGAATAGAGTTGGTGGAGCAGTAAGAATCATTGTCTTCTGTTCTTCACCGCTTAGTACAAGAACTGTGAAAGCAAATTTTCCACGTGGCTTGTCACCAAGAATGTCACACAACGGACAACCTTCGTTGTCTGTGTCTGCGATACATACGAAAGAACGCTTTCCAGACGAACGGTCAATCCAATGTTGCTCGTAACTACGGAAAGGTCCATCACCAATGAACTTGATGAGTTGTGATTCCTCAGAGAACTTAAAGTCTAGAGGGTATTCGCCCTTTTCTTTAGTTGCTGTTTTAAGGACTTTACTTGCTGCATCCCATCCAGATTGGACGGTAGTTCCTACCTTTGGGGTTGCATTTTCGTCATCAGCGTCAAGATATGAGGCTGCGTTTACTGAAGGCTGTGTAATTGCCATCTTTATTTCTTCTTTCGGTAATGAGGCTTTCGCACTCGGTTGGTTATGAGGTCGGTTGACTCTCGGCAGCAACAGCATCTTTCCATCTTGAGACTATCGCCATGGTTAGGTCTGTGTGCTGAGACCATTCTACACGAGCAGTTCCTAATAGACCTCGTTTGGAGAACTCCTCCACAGCGATTTCTATAAGAACTCTTGTGTATACCCTGTTTCCGCCTACTTTCTCGCCATTTAAGGTCTTAGAACGTAGACGATAAGGGGCTCTTGGGAGATACCCCTTCTTTTCCCACGAACGGATGCTAATGATGCTCTTTTCAAGAGCCTTAGCCATAGCACCTATCGTGAAAACTTCGGTTTCTTTTCCGTTGAGATGTTTCATAATTGGGTTTTCATCCCAAACAGTTTCATCGTAAGAACGGCGTTTACGTTGTGCTTTTGGATTTACTTCACGACGCTTTTGCTTTGACCCAGGTTTGTATTCAAGGTCAGCAAAGGCTCTTTCAATCTCATCGTCACTACGTAGACCAGCCATGATTACTTCTTACTTAACATTAGTGCCCAAA